TTTCTTCAAGGTTCACCAAATGAGCAAAGGCTTGTTCAGGAGTTAATCAACGAACAGTTGAGAATTTATGGTGTAGAAGTAATTTATATTCCAAGAAAATTTGTTAAAAAAGAAACTATACTCCGAGAGGTTTCTTCATCCAAATTTGATGATAATTTTGCATTAGAAGCATACATAAGCAATTATGAAGGATATAGCGGTCAGGGAGATATTCTCACAAAGTTTGGAATGAGTTTAAAGGATGATTTGAGTTTAATTATATCCAAGGAAAGATACGAAGACTTTATTGCTCCCTTTTTAGAAACAGAAAATGATGAAGAAATTGTTTTATCATCAAGACCCAGAGAAGGAGATTTGGTATACTTTCCTTTGGGGCAAAGATTATTTGAAGTTAAGTTTGTAGAGCACGAGCAACCATTTTATCAGTTGGGTAAATTATATGTTTATGAACTGAAATGTGAACTATTTGAATATGAAGATGAAGTTATTGATACTTCTATTCACGAAATTGATACTCAAATTGAAGATGAAGGGTATATAACTACACTAACTTTGATTGGACTCGGGAGAACTGCAACAGCATTAGCAACAATTGGAACTGGTTATATTAGAGAAATAACCCTGAATAATGATGGATATGGTTATACTTCTCCCCCAACTATCGGCATATCTTCTGCACCTTCCGGAGGAACAAATGCATCGGCAAAAGCAATTACTGAATTAAAATCTGAATTTTATGCTATAAAACAAATAGTATTAACAAATGCTGGTATTGGATATACTATTGCCCCAATCATTACAATTACTGGTAATGGAACTGGTGCAGCAGCCACTTGTGGAATTGAAACCTCACAGTCTGGCGTTATTTCTATAACTCTTACTGATAATGGGGTTGGATATTCAACTGCACCATATGTAAATATTATAGGAAGTGTTGGTTCTGGAATAACAGCAACGGCAATATCATCAGTGGTTGGAACTGCTCAAAGTGTGTCTTCTGTAAGTGTAGTAAATCCTGGAGTAGGATACACTATTTCCCCTCAAGTTGTGATTAATGGACCACCAATTTTATCTGGAATTGGAAATTATCTGTTTAATGAGATTATAACCGGGTCCAGATCAGGAACAACAGCAAGAGTTAAATCTTGGGATTTTGATACTAAAATTCTTAAAGTTTCTTTTATTAATAATGCAACTCCAAATGGATTTTTTCGAGGAGAAACAATTGTGGGTTCGACTTCCAATGCTCAATATTCCGTAAACACTTATAGCAATTCGAATCCATATGATACTTATGGTGATAATTTACAGATACAAAACGAGGCTGATTTGATATTAGATTTTTCAGAATCAAATCCATTTGGTACATATTGATACTATAAATATATAATACGGTAATGATTGAATAAACGGGTACAGGAAAACGTTAGGAACCTATTTTTACCACCAAATTATTAGAAAGACTGTTACTGCATTTGGAACTCTTTTTAATGACATTTACATAGAACATAAAAATTCATCTGATGTAGCAATCAGTCAGATGAAGGTTCCTCTTGGTTATGGACCTATGCAAAAGTTTCTTGCTAGAATTGAGCAACAATCTGAATTAAATAAACCAATTCAAATTACTCTTCCCAGAATATCATTTGAAATGACTTCTATTCAGTATGATTCTACAAGAAAGGCAAATGTAACTCAAACATTCAAAACTTGTGGAAATGGAGATACTGTAAAGAAGGTTTATATGCCTGTTCCATATAATATTGGGTTTCAATTAAATATTATGACCAAGTTACAAGATGATGCTTTACAGATAGTAGAACAAATTCTTCCCAATTTTCAACCAGCATTTAATCTGACAGTAGATTTGGTAGATTCTATCGGAGAGAAAAGAGATATTCCTGTAGTTTTAGATAGTGTATCCTTTACAGATGATTATGAAGGAGATTATTCAACTCGGAGAACCCTAATATATACTTTAAATTTCACAGCAAAGACTTACCTATTCGGACCAATTTCTGATAGTACTGAGGGTCTTATTCGTAAGGTTCAAGTTGATTTATATACGAGCACCGATACTACAACTGCCAAGAGAGAAATGAGATATACTCTTGTTCCAGACCCGATTGACGCAGGTCCGGATGACGATTTTGGATTTAATGAAACTTTTGAAACATATGGCGATGCTAAGACTTATAGTCCAACTCAACAAAGGGACATTTGATTCATTATGAAAAATAATTATGAAGATTTGGATAAATCTCTGAATATAGAAAGTAGTATCGTTGAAGTAGAAAAGACTATTACACCTATTGACATTATTCCTACACAGAATAATGATATAAAAAAAGATTACGAATATACAAGAGCAAATTTATATTCATTAATTGAGAAAGGTCAGGAAGCCATTAATGGAATTATGGAACTTGCCGGTGATGGTGGAAGTCCAAGAGCATATGAAGTGGCAGGGCAACTTATTAAAAGTGTTGCGGACACTACCGATAAACTTATAGATCTACAAAAAAAACTGAAGGATGTTCAGGAGGATAATACTAAAGTTTCTAATAATGTTACAAATAATGCCGTGTTTGTTGGGTCCACTTCGGAATTGTCAAAATTATTGAAGCAAGGTTTTCTAAATAATAAAGAGTAATAAATTATATTTGGCAAATGGGTTCTCTTCGAAAATGGTTTAAGGGGTCAAAATCAGTTGATGGAAAACCTGGTTGGGTTGAAGTAATCTCTGGAGAACCTTGTGCCCGTGAAGAAGGCGAAGAGGATGAAACACCCAAGTGTGTTTCTTCAGATAAAAGAGCAAGTATGACCAAATCTGAAAGAATATCTGCCCAAAGAAGAAAAAGTGCCGCAGACCCAAATCAACCCGAAAAATCTGGTGCTGCAAAACCAACTTATGTTTCTACCGACAAACCAAAAAAGAAAATGAACGAAGAATCAGATGTTAAAGGTAAAGGAAGCGGCACAAAAGACGCTTGTTATACTAAAGTAAAGTCAAGATATTCTGTCTGGCCTTCAGCATATGCTTCCGGAGCACTTGTAAAATGCCGTAAGGTTGGTGCCGCTAATTGGGGAAATAAATCAGAATCAATAAATCTATCATCAAAAGATTCTATTTCAGAAGAAATGGGTATGAGATATTGCCCCAAATGTGAGAAAGATGAGACGAGAGATGTATGCAGATATGGTCCCAAGTACTGGGATATGTTTTCACTACCTTCTAGATTATCTCCAAATCAGATGAAGTTTAGTATTGCTCAGGTACATCCTGCTAATGAGTCTAAGGAACCAGACCACGAATATTCTATGGCAAGGTCTGAACTTTCTACAATTATTTCTGCTGCCAAAAGACTTCGTGGTAAATTGAAAGGTGAAGGTAATATTGAAGCATGGGTTCAATCAAAAATTACAAAGGCAGCAGATTATATTGATGCCGCTGCTGATTATCTGGATAGTGGTGAGCATAATGTTCAAGGATCAATGGATGAGGCGTGTTGGAAAGGTTATAAGAAAAAGGGTATGAAGACTATGTTTGGTAAAAGATATCCAAACTGCGTTAAGATTAAGGAATCTAATGATGAATATTCTAATTGGAGGGAAGATTTTGGTCTGAATGAAGCATCTGCTGCCTGGCAAAGAAAAGCAGGTAAAAATCCTGAGGGCGGTTTGAATGCTAAAGGAGTTGCTTCATACAGAGCACAAAATCCAGGTTCAAAATTACAAACTGCCGTTACAACAAAACCATCAAAATTAAAACCCGGTTCTAAGGATGCAAAGCGTAGAAAATCATTCTGTGCCCGTATGGGCGGGAATCCTGGTCCTATGAAAGATGAAAAGGGTCGTCCAACAAGAAAGACATTATCTCTGAGAAAGTGGAATTGTTAGTGTGGATATTCAAGACATTCAATTAAAGCAAGGTGATGCATATCTCTCTAATCCAAATCTAAAGAGAGCAAATACTCCAATACAATTTACCGAAGAACAAATTATTGAGTTCTTAACTTG